GTTCTCTTTATAGAGCTACCCTAGCTCAAAAAAACAAAAATAACAGCGTCAGCAAGCTCAGCTATAATCTGAGCAACAAATAACATGGCGGTAAACGATAAAAATCAAACAAACGATAATCCGCCAAAACAAAGGAACAGTATATAATCTTGTACTTAACTGTTCCCACTGGTCCCCTAGGACCAAAAAAAACACTGATCACTCCTTGCCGAACGCTCTTTGCTAGGCTAAAGTTGACACATAAAGGGGCCGGATGGCCAATACTGTGTCAACAAAATAGGAGTAAATACAATGCGTAAGCGAAGCAGCATGTCACGAAAAAAATCACGGCGCGTATTCCGTAAATACGCAAAAACGAAAAAAGTAAACGTCCGGCGCCCAGTCATGCGCGGCGGTATCCGTTTCTAGCATGCAATGTCATGCAACAAACCGCTGATTGGCTTTCAATCCTTCGAGAAAAATGGACGTGGTAAGCGTCCTATTACTTTTTCTCCTGGCGGTGGAACTCACCCTATCGCACTGCCATGCGGGCAGTGCATGGGATGCCGCCTTGACAAAGCCCGTTCATGGGCAATGCGACTGCACCTCGAAGGACAACAGCACGAAAAATCGTGCTTTATCACATTAACCTATGACGAGGACAACATACCCGATGACAACTCACTCAACCCCGAAGACCTTAACCGCTTTATCCGCCGCCTTCGCAAACATCTCAGCCCTACTCGTATTCGCTATTACGCTGTGGGTGAATATGGCGGCAAATTTCAGCGACCCCATTACCACGCAATCATCTTCGGTCACAATTTTCCAGATAGCAGCGTCTATATTGATCGCGGTAATTACACGGTTGATAATTCGCGGATTCTTAGCCGACTATGGCCACATGGCCACGCCACGACGCAAGTCAACTCGCTCGAGGCCGCTGCCTATGTCTCCCGTTATGCGGTCAAAAAAATCACAGGTGAAAAATCAAAACAGTGGTATGAATGGATAGACGACACAACAGGAGAAATTCATACACGCATACCGGAGTTTGCGCGCATGTCACGCAACCCGGGAATAGGTTCGGAGTGGCTAAAAAAATATTACTCCGACTTGTATCCGAAGGGATACGTAACAAACGGCAAGGGGGTAAAAATCCCACCGCCGGAATACTTCAATAAGCTCTATGAAAAATGGTTTCCAGAAGAAATGGAAAAACTTAAAAATGAACGACGAGAGGAGATATTCGAAAAATACGCAACAGCAAATGTCGAGCGTTTAGAAGCGCGAGAAAAAATACAAACAGCAAAATATAATCTCAGAAAAGGTGGCCAATAATGAATTACAAAGCATTTTCAATTAAAGACAAAGCACTGGATTCATACAGTGCACCATTCACCCAGGCAACACTTGAAGCGGGACTTAGAATGTTCCGCGAAATCGTTACGTTTGGTGATGAAAACAACAGATACAGGAGAGCACCAGAAGATTACGTGCTCTACATGGTCGGAGAGTTCGACGACACAGAAGCGAAAATGACCGATACGGTCAATGTTCGCATAGCATCAGCAGCAGAAATCCTTATAGAGGACAGAGGACAAGAAAATGTCACGTAGATATTCATCAAGTCATACAGGTAATCACGACTTTTCGACAATACCAGACGCCAACATAAAGCGATCGACATTCGATCGTAGTCATGGCGTAAAAACTACGTTCAACGCATCCGTGTTAATTCCGGTGTACGTTGACGAAGCACTGCCGGGCGATACCTTCCGGCTAAACATGACGGCGTTCGCCAGGATGGCAACACCACTTAAGCCGATCATGGATAATTTAATACTGGAAAGTTTTTTCTTTGCAGTACCGAATCGACTCTTATGGGAGAATTGGGAAAAATTCTGCGGATACCAGGTAGACCCGGGCGATAGCACCGACTTTACAATTCCGCAGATAACAGGCGGACTCGGTACAGAAGTAATAGCCGAGGGCGAATTAGCCGATTATTTCGGCTTACCCTTGAATCTCTTATATTTAGATTCAGGAATATCAGCTCTTCCGTTTAGAGCGTATCAACTCATCTGGAATGAATGGTTCAGGGACGAGAACTTTCAAAATTCGATTCCAGTAGACATTACAGATGCACCAACAGTTGCATCAGATGTATTTCCGTATAAACGCGGAAAACGAAAAGACTACTTCACAGGGTGTTTACCCTGGCCACAAAAAGGCGCTGCAGTTGATTTGCCGTTAGGAACATCAGCGCCAATAGTATCAACAGGTACACCAACATATGATAATGGAGGAACAATAGTACCCTTCGCCTCAGGGACAGGCGGATCAGCCGGATTCGTCACTGAGGGTTCAGGTGTACCGGGAGCCAACTTTGCATGGGGCGACCCAAATTTAGAAGTTGATTTATCTTCAGCAACTTCAGCAACAATCAATTCACTGCGTGAAGCATTCCAAACGCAGAAACTATTAGAGCGGGATGCACGAGGCGGTACTAGGTACGTCGAAGTCATACGCGCACACTTTAACGTCACATCCCCGGACTTCCGGCTGCAAAGGCCGGAGTACTTAGGTGGTGGACGTACATATGTGAACTTCACTTCAGTAGCACAGACAGGTCAACCGGTAAATCCGTCATTACAGCCGCCGTTAGGTAATGTAACGGCATTTGGTACAGCAGCAGCAACTAATCACGGATTCACACATTCATTCACGGAGCATATGACCATCATAGGAATGGTCAGCGTACGTGCAGATTTAACCTACCAGCAAGGCATCAACCGTATGTGGTTGAGGCAAACGAGATATGATTTCTTCTGGCCAGCACTCGCCCATCTGGGCGAACAGGAAGTACTCTCGAAAGAAATATATGCAGACGGTACCGCAGGCGACGACGATATATTTGGTTATCAGGAGCGCTATGCGGAGTACCGTTACAAACCGTCACAAATTACGGGTAAATTCCGATCAACAGCGGCACAGCCGCTCGATATCTGGCACCTGGCACAGGAGTTCGGAAGCAGACCGGTATTAAACGCGGCATTCATAGAAGAAGCGGTCCCAATGGACCGCGTTGAAGCAGTACCAACAGAACCGGATTTTATTATGGACACGCAGATAAATTTACGCTGTGCGCGTCCAATGCCGACTTATGGCATTCCGGGCTTTGTGGATCACTTCTAATGATCACAATTCCTATAAACAAATCAGCGCCACCGCCTCCGGTGGCGCAAGCCTCATCTGCTCAATCCATTTCACCAGGTGGTGGTGGATTGGCAGGAAACTTAATATCAAGTGGAATTAACTTCTTTTCCGCTCGCGACACAAATAGAAAGGCTAAGAAGTTAGCCAGGGAGCAAATGGCATTTCAGGAAAGAATGTCTAATACACAATACCAGCGTGCTGTAAAAGATTTGAAAGCAGCTGGTTTAAATCCGATGCTTGCATATATGCAAGGAGGAGCTTCATCACCTTCAGGTGCACAACCATCATTAAAAACACCTGGCGTTGATCCAACAGGAGTATCAACAGCAAAAAATTTAGCATCCCAGGTAACGCAGAGGGCGTTGCAAAATGTAAATATTAAGCAACAAAACGAACTACTGCGAGAGCAGACAAGGGCTGCTGGTGGTCAAGCTGACCAGGCACAAGCAACCGGCGCCATGTATCGCAGATATCCAGAATTAATGCCGATGATGGATAAAGCCGGTGCGGCCGGCGCAGTAGCAGGAAGTGCAAAGTCACTTCAAGATATTTGGAAAAGAGCATTCAGAAAATGGTGAAAAAAATGACATATGAACGTTCAGAATATGATTTATATATACCTCATGATCCAGTGAAATTGGATACTGGATCCGAAACTATAGTGGAGCAATGTCACGAAGAAACGACAAATATCAATAAAATAATTGGCAGGTATCGCCAGTCAGGCGTACTGCCAGAACACCGACAGGGAGACTATGTAGACTCCTCAAATGTCGGTGAACTGATGGACATCAAAATGATGCAATCAGAAATGCAAAAAAATTATGAAAATCTTCCAGATTTCATTAAAGAAAAACTGCCACTGGCCGATATAGGTAATGTAAGTGATGAAACATTACAGGAGATATTCAATAATGAAATACCAAAGCCCCAACAGCATGTTGACAATCAGGGAAATGAAGGAAATGGTAGCGGAATATCAAAGGACCCTGGAGAGAGTAAAGGACAATCTTCAGAAATTAAAGAAAGCGAAAAAAGTGACTTTTCAGGAAACACTTGAAGATGAGGCGTTTAGACTCCAAGAAATGACGCCACTGGAGCGATCGCAGTATCGCCGCGAGAAGGCAAAAAATTGGATCAATAACGCCGATTAAACCACCTCTAACGCCCCTTATGGGGCGTTCTCTTTATAGAGCTACCCTAGCTCAAAAAAACAAAAATAACAGCGTCAGCAAGCTCAGCTATAATCTGAGCAACAAATAACATGGCGGTAAACGAAAAAAA